CCAACAGCCCAACAAGTGGCTCAAGGCTCACTCGCCATTAACCTGTCCGACCGTCGCCTTTTCAGCAAAGACCACAACAACGAAGTCTTCAGCCTCGCACGCCCCCGCGACCCCTCCGACTACCAGCTGCTGCACGCCACCGACGGCACCACCCTCTATCTCGGCCGCCTCGCCTGGGCCGACTACCCCGCCACCGGCCCCGCCGAGGATTCCACGGCATGGGTCATTTACAAAATTTCCACCAACTCCGCCGGCGATGTCGTCGCGGAGCAATCGGCCACCGGCGCGTGGTCCAACAAAACCCAACTCTCTTACAGCTAACCCAAAATCCAAAAACCATGAAAGCATCCGCACCCATCACCATCGACCGCCAAACCTTTGACCGCTACTCGCTCAACCTTGCTATCTCCGGCCAATACAACGGAGATGGCACGCCTGATGCCTGCATAAACCTGCTGTTGACTCCCACCCGCATCGCCCCCGCCACCACCGACGACGAAGGCAACCCCATCCCCGCCCACGCCGAACTCGCCCCGCAGTCCGCCCTCAGCCTCCTGCGCGGCAAGCTCGCCGAAGTCGCCGACCCCGCCGAGCAAGCCGCCGTCGCCGCCATCCAAGCCGCTCTGCAAACCTACCTCGAAGCGAAAGGACTCTAAGCCATGGCCCTCATTACCTCCGCAGCGAGTGGCAACTTTGACGCAGGCGCGACATGGGTCGGCGGCATTGTGCCAGGCGTAGGCGACGAAGCCCTCGCCTCAAACGGCCACACAATCACGATCACGGCAGATGTGACCTGCACCGAGTTGTCGAATGCAGGCACGGGCATCTACACGCTCAACAGCGGCGTGACGCTCACGGCCAATGTCACAGCCAAATCGACCACGATCAACCGCAATATCGTCCAGTTCACAGCCGCATCGCCAGCTGTTGGATTTATCGTTGGCAATGTGACGGGTGCCACCGTGAGTAGCAACACCGGCGCAGTTAATAACACATCGTCCGGCACGCTCACCATAACCGGCAATGTGACTGGCGGGAGTGGGAGCACCGCCTTCGGCTGCCAGAACGCCTCCACCGGCACGCTCACCATCACAGGCAATGTGACTGGCGGGAGTGGGAGCACCGCCTTCGGCTGCCAGAACGCCTCCACCGGCACGCTCACCATCACAGGCAATGCAACAGGCGGGAGTGGGGGCACCGCCTACGGCTGCAACAACAACTCCACCGGCACGCTCACCATCACAGGCAACGCGACAGGAGGGAGTGCGAACCAAGCCTACGGCTGCAACAACAACTCCACCGGCACGCTCGCCATCACAGGCAACGCGACAGGAGGGAGTGGGGGCCAAGCCTTCGGCTGCCAGAACGCCTCCACCGGCACGATCACCATAACCGGCATCGCCACCGGCGGCACTACAAATGGAGCCGCAGGCGCAAATAATGCGTCGAGCGGGACGCTCAATGTCGGTCGAGCAAAAGGAAATGATTTTGGAATTGGCTCGACAGCACTCGTCGCAGGATTTGGCGTTACCTCGGCGCAGGCGAGCATAACAAAAGTTAAGGAGATTGAATACGGATTGCGAGGAATGTCGCCGACCAGTGGCCCAACTTATTTGGAGCCGTTGCTGACCAATGTTGCGATCTTGGTAAACTACCCAAGCGGCAGCGGCAGCAAAACGCTCTCCGATCCCAACAACACCGCAGGTCTATCCCCCGCCGCCACCGATGTCCGCACGGGGGTTGTCTACAACAACGGAGTCAACACCGGCACCTGCGCCGTCCCAGCCGCCGCCAGCGTCGGATTCGGCGTCCCCGTCGATGCCACCACAGGCACAGCAGCACTCACGCCTGCGAGCGTTTGGGCCTACGCATCACGCACAATCACCGGCGGAACGGTCGATACCCTTACGAACGCCCCCACCGTGCCGAGCGCCGCGACTATTGCCAGCCAAGTCCGCACCGAGCTGGGCACCGAACTCGGCCGCATCGACGCCGCCGTCTCCAGCCGCCTCGCCCCATCCGGCACGCTCGCCGTTGTGACAACCCTCGCCAACGCGCCAACGGTGCCATCAGCCGCCACTATAGCCTCGCAGGTGAGATCGGAGCTTTCGGTGGAGCTTGGGCGAGTGGACGCCGCCATCACCACCCGCGCCACCCCGGCAAACATCCCTGCCGCAGACATCACCGCCATCAAGGCCAAGACAGATGCCCTCGTCACCGACCGCCTCGCGCAGTGCAGCACCGTTGCCACCACCGGAGCCCAGCTCGCAGCCGCCCTCAGCTAATATGGACACGCACCACGCCACCGCCACCTTCACCGGCCTGCTGGCCACCACCAGCGGGCTCACAGTGAGCATGCTGCCGGAAGTCGAAGCGTGGCTGCGTGTCACCTCGCTCATCATCGGCTGCCTCGTCGGCCTCGCCTCCCTCTACGCCATCCTCCGCAATCGCAAAACCAACCCCACCAACCCCACCAACCCCAATGATCCCAATGATCCCCTATGAATAACATCCTCGCCCGCCTGAAAGAACCGTCCACCTTTCGTGGTCTCGCCATCCTCGCCGGTCTGGTCGGCTTCACCATTGAGCCCGCCCAGGTCAACGCCATCGCCGCGTCGGTAGCGGCCGTCCTCGGCCTCATCGAAGTGTTCCGAAAGGAAACCAAATGATCCAACCCACCCAGATCGTCACCGCCCTGCTGGCCAGCGCCTTCGCCGTAGGAGCCCTCCTGCTCCTCGGCGGCTGCGCAGGCATCGGCTCCCCGCAGTTCTGCGTCAAGACGGACTACGGAAATTTCTGCTACCAGCTCCCCGAGCTGCCCGCGCCCACCTCGAGCAAATGACTTTCGACGAGCGCACCGAGCGGAATATCTCGACGCTGCACCCGGCCGTCCAGCCGCGTGCGCGAGAGTTCATGCGGCTCGCGCTCGACCTTGCCGCCAAGCACGGCCTCATCGTCCGCATCATTAGCGGCCTGCGCAGCTACGCCGAGCAAGATGCGCTCTACGCCAAAGGCCGCACGGCCCAAGGCCCCAAAGTTACCAACGCCCGCGCCGGACACAGCAACCACAACTTTGGCACCGCCTGGGACATCGGCCTCTTCAAAGGCAAAAGCTACCTCACCGACTCACCCATCTACACCGAGATCGGCCAAGCCTCTCGCAGCCTCGGCCTTACATGGGGAGGGGATTTCAAGTCTTTCAAAGACACACCGCACTACGAAGTGCCAACTGGCCACACCCTCGCCGAAATGCGCGAACGAGTCGCCGCAGGAAAGGACATCTTTGCATGAGCCGCAAAAACTTTATACCCAAAGGCCGCGAAGCCATAATGCTCCAAGTCTGCCAGCTCCTCGCCGAGCATTTTGACTGCGGCATCTGCGTGGTGAGTTGGGAAGACGCCGGAACGACCTTCGATATGGATTTTAAGTTCGGGAACAGCCACGCCGTCCGCGCTATCGCCCGCGAAGCCGAAGAAATCCTCTGGCCCACAGAGGAAGAAGAAACCGAAGACGAGCAGGAGGAAGAAGCATGAAAACATCTTGGTCATCGATTGCCCGCGAGCAAGCGGGCAAAGCCCACAAAACCGAAGTGGATGCCCTCAAGGCCAAGCTCGCCCAATACCAATCCAGTGTCGAGTCGCTCGAGAAGCAACTCGGCATTGCGCTCTCGCTGGGCAAGACCCGCATCCGCCCTCAACCGCTCTCCGTCTCGATGAACGACAAAGCCGAGGCCGTCGCTATCGCCATGGCCAGCGATTGGCATGTGGAGGAAACCGTCCAATCCGCCAGCGTCAACGGCCTCAACGAATACGCACTCCCCATCGCCAAAACCCGCATCGAGAAATTTTTCTCCACCATCTGCCGCCTCACCGAGATCGAGCGCCACGGTGCCAAAATCGACGACCTCATCCTCTGGCTCGGCGGCGACCTGATGACGGGCATGATCCACGAAGAGCTCGCCGAGTCGAACAGCAAGACCCCCACGCAAGTCATCCTGTGGCTGCAAGACCGCATCGCAGACGGCCTCGCCACTCTCAAACCGCACTTCAAGCGCATCCTCATCCCCACCAGCTACGGGAACCACGGACGAACCACCGTGAAGCCCCGGCACGCCACTGGAGCCGCGCACAGCTACGAATGGCTCCTCTACCGCATCCTCGAAGGTCGCTTCCACGGAGACCAGCAAATCGAATGGCAGATCGCCGACAGCTATTTTAACTTTATGACGGTCTATGACCGCCGCCTGCGCTTTCACCATGGCGACGGGCTTAAATTTCAAGGCGGCATCGGGGGCCTCACGATCCCTACCGAAAAGGCAATAGCTTCATGGAATAAGTCGCCGAACCGAGCCGACCTTGATCTCTTTGGCCACTGGCACCAATACCAGCAGAACCGGCACTGGCTCTGCAACGGCAGCCTCATCGGCTACAACGCCTACGCCCTCTCGATCAAAGCCAGCTTTGAGCCCCCCGCGCAGACCTTTTTCCTCCTCGACAAAAAACGCGGCCGCACCGTCACATCCCCCATACTCCTATGACCTGGAAAAACGTCGCCAAGAAATCCAACTCCCTGCCCCCCGGCTGGAGCACGGCCGACGAAATCGCTGCGGACCTCGACTGCGAGCCCTCCGAGGTCGGCAAAATCCTCAGTGCCGCAGTGCGCAACGGCAGCGTTGAGAAGCAAACCTTTCCCCATTGGCAAGAGGGCAGCCGCCAACTTCTCTACCAGACCGGCTACCGCCAAGTCAGCGCCAACAAGCCCGCCGCCATCGCCGCCAAACCTCCTGCCGCCACCCCGTCCAAAGCGCTCACCAGCATCTCAGGCATCCCGCCCCACCTCCTCTCCCGAGTCATTGCCACCTGCCGCCGCCGCAAAGGCGACAAGCCAACTATCATCGCCGGCCTATGCCGCTGGCGCGGCGAACCCCGCATCAGCGCCGAATCGATACGCGCCCTACTTGACAAGCTCTCCCTATAATAAAGGCATATGCCAGACGACGCCACAATTGTAGAAGGAGATGCCGGATTTCTCGGCATGGCCTCGCGTCTGAATCCCCTCCAGCTCCAGCCTGGTATGGTCCAGTATGTCGAAAACATGCGACTCGACCGAGGCGTGGCGCAGACCCGCAAAGGCGCGAAGCGCTTGGGCGACGGCATAAGCTCCGGCACGCAACCGCTCACGATGCCGTTTGCGCTCAACAACGCGGCAATCATCCGCACGGTTTACAGCGGAGGCATCTTGTCCAGTGGCGTCTTTTCCTCTCCGAACTACGACGATGCAAATGAATACATAGTCCTCTGCGGGCCGCTCTCGGCTTTTCTTTACCGGCAGGGTGCGGCTATCGAAGAGATTTATTATCCCGAAAATGGCACGGCCTCGGACGAGGTATTGGAGCCGACGGATGATGTGTCCTGCATCCAGGCTTTCAACCGTTTTTATCTCCTGCGCGAGGCGGACTCCTCGCTGCCAGGGTGGGGGTATAAACTCACCACCGCCAGCGGGATCGCAGTCTCTGGCAGCACGGCCACGGTCTTCGTGACCGCTCATGGCTATACGGCCGGCCAGCGCGTGCGGATCGAGGAGGGGAACGCGGCGGCATTCCAGGGCCATGAATTTGATGTCCTCTCGGCCTCGACAAATTTTTTTACTATTGAGGTGCCTGCGGGAACGGCGGGCGACATTGCCGCTGGCATCGCCATACGCCGCGTCAAGCCTCCGCTGTGGTGGGATGGCTCGACGGGCGAGTTTCTTCGCGCCGAGGCGGGCGTGCCTGCGGAGGGCGTCACCTATAAGCGCCTGCGCTCCTGCGCGTGGGCGGCCTACATTGGCAACCGGCTGTGGATCCCAGATGGCCGCGACACCGTCGCTATCTCCGATGTGCTGGACCCCGACCTGTTCGATCCCTTTTTCCAATCCTTCCGCGCCAACCAAGGAAGCAACGATTACTTGGTGGCGGTGCACCCGTGGGTGGAGGGGCAGGCGCTGGTATTCCTCCGCAACTCGATCTGGCTGGCAAACCTCACCGACACCAGCAATGCGACAGGCGACATTTTCACGGTGGACTCCGCCGTTTCCCGCCTCACCCTGCTCACCGACGAGATCGGCTGTGTGGCTCGGCGCTCGGTAGTCACCGCCGGGCAGTTTGTCTTTTTCCTCTCCGACGCGGGAGTTTACCGCCTCGACACCCAGCTCGACCTTAAGCTGCGTGCCAATACCCAGCCACTCTCGGATGCCATCGCCGACCAGCTCGACGAGATCAATACCAACTACGCCTACGCCGCCGCTGGGAAATGGTGGAATAATCGCTACTACCTCGCTGTGCCGCTCGGAGACACCACGGAGTCGAACAACGCGCTCTTCATCTGGAACGCCCTCAACCAAGCCTGGGAGAGCCGCGACACCTATGCCGTCTCGCTCGACGAGCTTCTCATCGCAGGCTACGAGAGCCAGCGCCGCCTCTTCACCGCCGCCCGCACGGGCTCGCTCTTCCTGCTCGACGAAAACGAATACGGCGACGATGTGCCTTTTGCAAATAATGAGGAACTCTACACCGATGTGGAGGCCATCCTCGAGACCCGGCGCTTTGGTTTTCAGTCGCTCAACTCCAAGCGCCTCCTCCGCGCCAAGGCCAGCGTGCTCCTGCCACCGGATGCCGCCTGCGCGATGGATGCCATAACCACCGACTACGACAACGATTTCGAGATAGCCGCCCTCACCAACACCACCGGCGAGGAGGAGAGCTACACGCTCAAAGCCCCGCTGCGCTGCAAGGCCACCGCGCTCGACATCCGCTTCCGCACCACCTCCGGCCGCCCCAGCCTCCGCACCCTCATGCTCGAAGCCGCACGCTCCAGCATGGACCAGACCGAAACCCGCACCATTAACTAACCATGGCAACCATCACCAAAGGCAGAACTTTCACCAACGGCGAACTCGTCACGCCCGCCACGATCCACCAGCTTGTTGACGCGGCAACCATCAGCGGCATCGTCAATGCCGACATCTCCGCCAGTGCGGCCATCTCGGACACCAAGCTCGCGCAGATCACCACGGCAAATAAAGTTGCACAATCTGCGGTGACAAACCTCACAAGCGACCTTGCCGGAAAAGCGCTGACCAGCCACACGCACATCATTGCCAATGTGACTAACCTGCAAATGGCCCTCGATGGCAAGCAAGCTTCTGGCAATTATGCTCCGGCAACGGGAATTGCACAATCTGCGGTGACAAACCTCACAAGCGACCTTGCCGGAAAAGCGCCGACCAGCCACACGCATGACGACCGCTATTACACAGAGACCGAGATTAACAACAAGCTCTCGGGACTGCCGGTGAGC